AAAAAGCTTGAAGACCAGGATTTAGCTTACCTTTTGTTTTAGATTTAGTTTTTGTTTTATTTTTTACATTTTGTATGGCTTTGTTCAGTGCAGTTTTTTTGTTCATTTCTTTTTCCTTTTCAGTGATTTAACTCTTCTTGGCTTACCCGCTGGTTGTCCTAATCTCTTCTTCTGTGCTATCCTACTACGTTTTTCAGCCGCTGTCATCTCAGATGCAGTTTTTGGTGTTTTCTTAGAAATACGTTTTGTTGGTCTGCAATAAGGCGTGCCTCTTTTTTCACCCTTTTGTCTCCCACACTTCTTACCAGTTCTTTGATCTTTCCAATCTTCTTTGAACCATCTTTTAAGTGCTAAACCAGCTTTTGTTTTTCTAACAGCCATTATGCGTAAAACGTTTCTTTTCTTCTCATTACAACACCACAACCTCGTGCTACATTTTTCTTATTTGAAGCACGTTTTCTATTATTCTTTGGCATGGTTGCGCCACCATTGTTTAACATGATTACACCACCTTCAGCTTTTTTCTTGGTTTTTTTCTTTTTACCACCAGTGCCATAGTTTGCAGCACCGACTTTTCTGCATTTAGCTATAGCTCCTGATGCATAAGCTGACGGGAATACCTTATATCTGGCTTTGACTTTATGATAACATGCGTCTTTTGGCATTATGCTCTCCTTTGTTTATTACAAATACATGACCATTTTTTATGTTTACAGTAAACACAGTATTTAACTGGATTACCCTTTACCACTTCTCCTTTTTTTAGCGGCACAATGTGCTCTTTCAGAAAATCCTTTAGGTCGTTTGCAATTGATCTTTCTCTTTCTTTTGGCACTCCACTTTTTCTTTCTTGGCGGATTGGTCACTTGTTTTGCCATTTGTGACCGACCCATAGTCATTATATTAGTTGCTCCAAACCACTAGCGACTATAATTAATGATACTATCATCCATAATCTATTGTCTAGTTTATTAAGTTTTTGATTAATACCATCGAATCTAGCATTACAAACTTCTTCATGTTTCTCTAACATTTTTAATAATTCTTTACTTGTCATTTAACACTTCCATCTTCTTCTTGCTTGTCTTAAACGGCTATTCGGATCTTTAGCTGCTTTTGGAAACTTTTTCATCTGGCCTGCACTTCTAGCACAAAAAGATTTGCGCCTCTTAGCTGCTTTACTACCAGGCTTGACTTTACCAGTAACAGCAGTTTTCAGTTTACTACCAGGATTTTCTCTTCGATATCGGGCAACACCCGCTTTTGTCATTCCCGCCCCTTTTTTAGTGGGGCGGAAATACTTTTTAGTTTTAGGGGGTTGCTTGTCCCTTTTCCTAGTCATAGTTCTTTCTCATCTGGAGAGTTACAGTATATGTATCTCCAGAACTGTGACCTACAGTTGTAAAAACTATATCACCAGTTTTACCACCACCAGCATTATTGGGTAAACCACCAAAGTCACTATAGTCATGGTATCCACTCTGATTTTCGCCTAGTTCTATAATAAAAGCATCTGATGTTGCATCAAAAAATAATCTGGTTTTCATGCCAATGCATTGCCACCAAATTTTTTCTATTGTTACACCAGTGCAAGTCTCTCCATCTGGACTTGAAGCAAGAGCACTTACGTCTACCTTTACAACTGCTGATTCACCAGACCCATCAGATATGTTTGTAAATTTCTGTACAACATTTTTTGCACCATCGATGATGGTTTGTGAGGTAACTGCATCAGCCATATTAATCTCCTATTACTGGTCAGCAAAAGCAGGAACTGTTGTTGATGTAACAGTACCAAAAATTTGATAGTTGGTTGTGTCTTTTCCAATAATTGTAATATCAAACGCTTGTGGTACATTTAATTGTACACTACTGTTTGAGCTACCATTTGAAAATACAGTTACATTATCTGCATTTGTATCTAAATGAGTAATGCCGCCAATATAAAAATTGGTGTTACCAGGTGTAATAATAAGAGCATCTGTTGCATCAGCGGCTCCACCAGCGTAAACGAATCTAAACATAGATCCAGCTATAGGTGCTGGTAATGTGTATGTGTTATCCTGTGATCCATCTGGTACAAGTAAAATTCTACCACTATGAGTTGCATTTGTTAAAGTTACATCTCCGTCAGATAAGCTTATCGGTCCGTCACCAAAGGTTACTACCTCTGTTACTGTTCCAGTGGTTGCATTTTTACTGACTGTTTTGATTGTGCTTTCAGATCTGAGCGGACCTGAAAAGGTTGTATTAGCCATGTTAATCTCCTTGTCTTGGCAATTGTCGAAGTTAATTCTTCGTCAAGGTATTAAAACTATAACATAAAAAAAGGACGACTGTAAAGTCGCCCTTTTCATCCGATGAGGGATTAGTTATGCACCTTTTGATCCAAAGACACATCTTGGATCTGAAAATCCAAAACTATATCTTTCTCTGGCCTTAAATCTCATATTGCCAGTATCAAAATCAGCTTCCATTTGAGTTGCTAAAGGCACTCTTTCAAAGTGCATAAAGCCTCTTGGAGCATCTGTTAAGATAAAAAATGCATCAGTATCAGTCAAAAAGTCATTAACTGAATAGCCATCTGGAAGCATTCCAGTTGATCTTATTGCGTTAATGTCATTGTCTGCTGTTGCAGTTCTTAAATTTGATGCCATGAGTCTTTCAGCAACAAATTGTAACTGACGAGGTATAATAAGCTTTCTACCTGTCAATGCAATTTTGAGACCTCTCTCATCAACAAAACCTGCAATGCTAATTAAAGCATCTTCAAGTGATGTCTCGTTAAGGTCTGCATCAGTTGATGGTTCATTAGCAAAAGTGCCACCAGTTATAATTGGGTGTGCAGTTGAACATAACTCAACTCCGTCACCACCTGTAACTGTGCTATCGAAAGCGTTGTTAAGAACTGAAGCAGCCTTAACTTGCTTTGTATGTGCCATAGATCTTGCTAATGCACGTGTATATCTTGAAGACAATCTGTCATAAAGGTTGTCCTCTACTGCTTCTTCAGTGATTGAGAAAGCCAAAGCAATAGTCTCGTGGTTATAACGGGCAGTGAAAGACTCATTTGCATCATCAAATGATACGCCAGAACCTTCTTGTTTCACTGGTGCCGCTCCAAAACCAGAGAGCATTACTTCTTCTTCAAATGATCTGTCTGAAGACTCAGTTGTAAAAATTTCCGCATGTTGGTTTTCATACCTTGCGAATTCCATACCAAAGAGAGCGTTTAAACCAGGCTCTAATTCTTTGGCGAGTTGTGCTCTTGAAATAGCCATAAATCAATCTCCCTATGATATCGCTGCGTCAGCATCTCCAACAGAACTGAAGAATACATGATTGTTAATTTTAACGATATATTTAACACCAGCAGCAGAATGATCTTCATTTTCTACGTCCTCTTGTATTCCAACGATCATCAAAGGATTTGATGGATCGGAATCTTCAGCAGTAGAAATATCAATCTGTGCGGTTGATATACCAGTTGTTGTATTTCCGCTTGTAGCATTTTCTATCTCAGCAGTTTTGAAAATGTCAGCCTTTGCAGTTGCTCTGTTGGTATTAGTACCATCAGAACATATAACAAACCTTTGCATTGGATTGTCATATACGAAAGCTTTAATATCAAAATTTGTATCCGCTGAACCAGATCCTGGCCACGTATTGGAAAATTTTAATTTCTTTGTAGTGTTGTCAACATATTCACACCCAGCAAAAACTCCTAAGATCTGCTTTGTATCTCCAGTGGCGTTGCCTAATACTTGCACTGTGCCACCAGTTAACTCAGCTTGAACAGGAGAGCCTTGGAAAATAGCTGATGCATCACTAGCAATGAAATACTGATTTGTGCCACCAGGAAAAGTTGCCCCAATAGCATTAATCGGCTTCAATCCAAATTTTAAATCTGCATTTGCCATTTATAGCTCCTTATAAAGTTATGAAAAGGAGTTATTCCTTTCCAAAAGTTACTTTACTACGCCTACTTTTTTCAATAGGCATCGAAGGATGTTGCTCCTTCATTAAGTCCTGATCTACGGCAGTCATTTGATTGCGGGTCTGATCCCGAAAGTATTCAGTTCTCTCTTCAACTGTCTCTTCAGGTATTTTGGCGAGCATTAAACCGCCATTACCTATAACACCCTCATGCTTACCTTCTTCAACCGAAGCAAATTGTTGGTCTGGATATTCATCTGCTCTTACTGGCTCATAACCTTCTCTAAGTCTTGAATGAACGTTCATTTGATCGTCATCGCCTCTTAAATGAGTTCTAATCCAACGATGTTTATATCCATCTTTTGGCTTCGGTGCATCCAACTTGCTAGGTGGTGCCCATGGTCTTCTGCGTGCAGTTTTAGCACGTGTTACATCTGATCGTGGAGTTGTTCTATCTGTCATGTTTTACCTCACTCTTTAACATATTTAGCATATTCTTCTAGCGGAACATTCAGTCTTTTAGCCATCGCTACTTGTGATGGTGACAACTTCACAGTCCTACGCCCCTTGTTGCTACTGCGAGAAGCCGTGCTATCAGCAGGAGCGACCCTGTTAGCACTACTCGTTTTTTCTTCTTCAAACTCTTCAGGAAAACGTTTCCTAATTCGTTTATTAATTTCAGTATAGTATTCATCGCTTCTTGGGTCAAACCCTTCTTGTTTTAATTTTTTATCAAGACCCATGGCAAGCATTGTCATTTCTTCATTTTCACCAAACCAAGGGTTCTCTTCTGCCCACGCTTTTGCCTTCGGATCGACTTGTGCCTCTGGTTGTGCTTGAGGCTGAGTCTGTTCTTGAGGCTTAACTTCGGGTTGAGATTCTTGTCTCTCCTTGGCTAAACGATGTCTTTCTTGTTCTATTGTAGCTTTAGCAATTGCTTGGTTAGCTTTAACTATAGCTTCAGCGTCATTTACCTCTAATGCCTTTTTCAAAGCATCAGATGCAGATGCTAGTTGAGATTCAATGCGAGTCCCATACTCAGTTATGTAACCTTTATCAAGATTAGATATCTGTGTCTGAAGTTTTTCATTCTCAGATTTCAAAGTCTCTGCAAGTCTAACTGCTTCTTCTTTATCTCTTTGCTCTTTTCTATAACGATCAGTAATTTGATTAATTCTTTTTTGAACGTTTTTACTGTAATCAGTTAGCTCTTCGTCTTTTTTTTCTGCTTTTTCCTCTGCAACTTCTTGAGGTTTTTCTTCAGTTTTCTCAACCGCCTCTTCTTTTAACTCAATTTCTACAGGTTTTTCTTCTAATGTTTCACGTGAAACATCTTCTTTTTTTACTGCATTTGATTCTATTGTAGCCATAATTACTCCTTATATATGCTGAATGTCTTCGGGATCAACGATAGTTGCAATAACTTCGTCATCATTAATTATTCTTACCTCACCGCCATCTATTCTAAATCTTGATCCAGAATATCTGCCTATGCAAATCCAGTCGCCCTCTTTGCACCAAGGCTCACCATCTCCAAACTTATCTTTATCTTGATAAGCAAGCGGTCCGACTTTTAAAACATAAGCAACAACTGTTGCTAATGCTTCTCTATCTCGAACTGCATCGGGTAAATGTATACCACCTTCAGTCTTTTCACGGCCTTTGTAAGGCATGACAAGAACTCGCCAACCAGTTGGTTGGGGTAATCTTTCTTTTAGTTTGAGGTCTTCTGTTTGAGGTTTGTTTTTTTCTAGCTGATCCTTTAAATAATCAGGTACGTATAAGGTCTTCGTCATCAATTTTTCCTTCCAGCAAGGACTTCATTTGATCTCTAGTATATGAGAGTCCTTGTAACTCACCTACTAGCTGCTTGTACTGTTCATGATTTTGAACTGCACCAGTTGTCAGCGTGATGATAATATCATCCTCACGTTCTTTTAATAATTTGTATAATTTTTGTGAAAAGTCAACTAAATCCATTATTTTTTGTCCCAAAAGTATTCGTCTGTGTCTCCAAGTCTATACTCGTATCCATTTTCAACTTGATAATATTCTGTGCTAACTTTAAAATCTGGCATCTTTGGTTCTTTAGGTGTAAGTGAATTGTCATACACTCTCATTCTATTGTTGGGATATAGACAAAACTGACCATTATCTAGTTCAAGTAAGTTAAATGATTTATGTTCTGCAGGTTGCTCACTTGTAGAATAATCAATGTTATTAGAGTCTGCATGATAATTATCAAGAGTGCAGATATAAGAACCATGCATAATGCCATGATCCCTAGTGAGTATTTCATAATCCATTGAGCCTATAAACTGTTTTGTGATAGCCACCACGCCATAATCCATGCAATTCCAAAACTGGAGATTTGGAAGATCAAGATCAGGATTTGGTATCTTTGGCTCTCGCAAAAATGCAGATATAGGTAGCTTATCAAACAAAGCACCATACTCAGGAAGAAAGGACTCAAAATAAAATGCCCTACCAGGAATGGATTTTGCAGAGACCCAAACACCTTTTACAAATTCTCCATGTCCATCTTCATGATCTCTAAGATACTCCTTACGTACATAAACTTCAACAGATGGTAAGTTACATATTAGTTCGGCCACATCTCCGCCTTTATCACCATCGCTTTGTGTTTCATTAGTAGGTTCCACTAAATTTAGTGCCAGTCATCGCTGCTCCAGTGCCTCGCTTTTTTCTCTCTGGAACTTTCATTGATACTTCAACAGTTTTAATCATTATGTCTCCACCACCACCATACTTCATTTTTTCATCAATAGAACCTCCGCCCATCATGCCAACACCAAACTCTTTAGCAAGATCTGATTCAATTTGTATTACTTTATCTCTATCGCCCGCATCTCTTGCAGCATCAAGTTGACTCATTAACATTCTATAACGAGGATCATTGGAAACGTCTGTTGCACCGCCTGTGTTCATTTTTCTTAATTTAGAAAAATCTGCACCTGTTATTTCTCCAAAAGGTGGAGCTACATCAATTTTTTCTTGGTCTCCCACGAGGCTTTTTTCTTTTTTCATTTTTTTTCTCTCCTTTTTTTGAGGGTTTCTTTTGCTCTTTTGGCAATTGCTGCTTGTTCTCTTTTACCTGCAACTTTTGCTCTTTGTTCCATGACAGTAAGGATTTGAATTTTTCGAGCATAAGGTTTGTTAATATTTTTAACTTTTCTTGCAGTTGCTCTAGCATCAGCAACAGTCGCATATTTAATTCTGACAGTGTCTTTCGGATTTTCATCTGTATATAATCTCCTTCCAGATCCTTTTGGTTTTTTGCCTGTGCCTGTTTTAGGATCTTTTCTTTTTTTTCTTGCCATTAACTAAACTTTTTAAACTTTTTGCTTGTGCAGCGTGTGTTTTACTAGCCTTACTAAGACCTTTTATTACTTTTTTAAGTTTTGCTTTTTTGTTCTTGTTCATAAAAATAAGATATCAGTTTTTATCTTCATACTCAACTATAGTTTGATCTTGCGGTAATTCAGCAACAGTAAAACACATGGGACATTGATAAACGTCTTTTAATTCTGTTGTTTTAAGTACAACCTTACATCTAATACATAATTTATCTGTCATTTAGTTAAGCCTTTGTACTTTTCAAAAGATCTAAGGCCACCCAAACCAAGCATGCCCATCAATACAGTCATCAAAGAACCCATATCAAATGTTGGCAACTCTGGTAAAACAATACCAAAATAAGCAGAAAAAAATATTATAAATGGTGCTATAACAAAATGCCATGCAAGTGCTACACCACAAGTCCAACCTACAAAAGGTCTCCAACCACTTACGAATATACTTCTATGTTGTGCTTCTGTTTTATTTATTTCAAGTTGACCTTTAGCTAACTCCTGTGCATGTTTCTCAGCCATTGTAGCTATATCGTGAGCTAGTTTGTTTTTAGTGTCTTTGTCTTCGATGAATTTGCCGAGCAACTTAGTTGCTGGTCCGATTAGTGCTTGTATCATTACCATAACCTCATTTGTTTATTTACATTTACTAGTTTGCAGTAGCAATCGTACTTCTGTGTTTCTTCGCCTATCTTAACAGTTTGATTAGCTAGTCTGTCTTTAAAATAATTACAGTTGTTTACATTAGATAAATGCAACTGTCCCGCTGGATTTCCTGCTAGATAACAGAGTAAAACAAAGGCTGGTTTCATTTTCCGTTCCTATTCATTATAGCAGATGCACCCATGTAGGCAGCGACAATGCCACCCCCAGTAATATAGAAAAGATTACTAATATCAGCCAAAGCTTTGACTCTATCGAGATCAACAAAAAACATCGCAGCAGTAAAAGTAGCCATTGCAACCAGACTGGCAGTTGCCATTCTTCGTTGTGCTCTTTGTTTTCGTAAATCATGTTCAAGCCTTTTTATCTCTGCCATGTGTTCAAATTCTTCATCACTAACGACTCCATCGCCATCAATATCATATTGCTCATATTTAGATGATTTTTGTAACGTTTTTTGTTTCATCTTCTACTTTCCTTATACATCCAAGCCAATAATATTATAAAACCTACCACAGTGCAAAACAATAGAATCCAACCAATAACTTCCCATATCTTTCTAATTAATTCCTGTCTTTCATAAACTTCTTCTTTTCGCTTTTTTCTAATCTCGGCTTCCATTCTAAGAATCTCATTCCAACTGTTAGCTCCGTAGTGAAAATTTATAAATGATTTAAGTTCTTGACGTTGTGCTTCAAGCTTTTTCTTAGCTGTAAAAGCTTCTATAGCACTAGCTTCTATTTCTTTGCCCTTAAATAGTTTTCTAAGTGGTGATGCATTTTTTGCGGACTTTTCAGTATTCTCAACATCTGAAACAGCACCCATCCAACGTGACAAATCTTTGCCCATAGACTCAATTTCACGACCAGCAGCAAATCCTTTTTTGATTGCACTAAATGCAGTATTAGCAGCCGTTATAGCTATGCCAATTGAAGCGGGATCTAACATTTACCTCTGCCTTGCTGCAGCGATATCTCTTGCGGTTTGTATTCTTTCTCTATTCACAACATTCCTTTCTTCAGCTATTTCCTCTTGAGTCTCTAATCTAGCTGCATCTGTTGCTGCTCTCTGTTGTAATTTCTGTGCTTCAAGTCCTAGCTTTTGTTGATCCACTTCTGCTGATCGTTGTGCCTCTGCTGCTCTTATTGCAAGTTCTTGTTTACGTATTGTAACCAGCGGATCTTCCTGTCCTTCGGGTGGTGCCATCTGTTGAATAAATTCAGCAGTAAACTGTGCTTCAAGTTCTGCAACCCTACTTGCTACAAGTTCTGGTGTTATTGGTGGTGGCACACTAGCAGGATCAACTGCACCTTGTTGTGCAAGTAATTGCATTTGGACTGCTTGTTGTGCTTCGCCTTGTGCAATAGCATTCGACTTCAACGATATGTGTTCTAAAATGTGAGCATATAAAATTGCCATGACGTTAGGGGAGGTTGCGACAATCGGAGTTTTCATAAAGAGGATATGGTTTGCGATATGTTGGTCATGATTTTGTTGTGGGAACGCAACCACGACCTCTCCCTGTAACGCCCTAGCATTCTCTATACTTGGATCCATAGGCATTGGCTCTTTTTTAGGAGGAAGAATCTCGTCAATGTTCTGAACCTCAAGTGCTTGATAGAGTCGTCTATATGCAGCGGGTAGGTTATGAATGTCTGGATTGCTCTGAGCAATCTGTAGTTGTGTTTGAGCTAACGCTACTCTTTGTGCCATTGAAAAGATATTAGGATCTGATACTGGCAACACATCAACACGACCATCAAAGTCTGCTGCATAAATTTGTTGTTCTGCACCCGCTATTTCATACGGGTATTGTTGTGGTAAATTTTCTCCAAATATTCTTGCAAGTAATCTAAACTCTGTTTTTTGTGCATAATGTAATCTTTTGTGAATAGCAGACATCACTTTCATACCACGCTCAAGCATAGCTACAGTTGTGCCTACTGGCATATCTCCACTAGATTCTCCAAGCTTTTGATCTGCTATTGATACAAATCTTCTGCCTGCTTCAATTAAGGCAGCAAGTAAATTAGACAACGTACCAGATGGTTCTTTAAAGGGGAGAGGAACGATAGAGTTCCTTAAATCACCACCAGGGGCATCAATGTCACGAAACTCACCAGGTGCTAAAGGCTCATCATCATTTCTAATTCTAATACCCCTTGCTTTGAATCCTGCGGGGAGGTTAGAAAGAGTTCCAGCATCAATGAGTTGTCTTAATATACTTGTTGCTGCCCTACCAAGACCACCAATCATATGGATTAAGCCAAATCCATAGAAGCCTAGTCCTGGTAGAAACTTGTAATGAACAAAGTATTGGATCTTTCTTTTGAGCGGATCGTTCTGCTCAAAGTTTCTTGTTATTGATAATATCTCTCCAGACCCTTGATCAAGTGTTACAATGTAAGGAAGTTTGATGCCAGTTGGCTGACCATCTCTTCCCATATCTTCAAAACCCTCAAGGTCTAGATTGACATGCATTTCTAATACAGAAAAGACTTCATCAGAATAACCTTTGCTTGCTCCTTCTAATTCGTCTTTTTTCTCTTGAACCACATCTTGATCATCGTCCGAGGCTGAGATTTCGACATCCCTGTATATGCCTGCGACTTGCATCTTTCGGATTGTATTTTCGTCCATTTTAAGGACATGCGTAAGACGAGATACTGTATTAATATCCGAAGCTTGGTACGGAACCACAAGATCTTCAGCAGGAACGAACTTCGATACTGCTGTACCACGAGTTTGATCATAATAGATTTTTTTAAACGTTGAACCCGCCAACGGGAGGTAGAAAAGCATTTGGTCAGTATCTGTATCATAATCCTCCATGACCTCCGTAATTTGATAATTCATAAACTCTCGAACTCTTGCAGCCTGTGCTTCACGCTCTAAAGTTCGATTACCCATTATATTGATTTTAACTGGTCCGCCAGATGGCAGTAATTCTTTGTATGATTGTGCTT